AATCTTTGAACCCTAAGCTTATAGTCACCATGGGCGGTCTTGCTTCTTCCGTTATATTTGGAACTGATATTAAAATAAAAGATTACCGAGGCAGTGTTTCATGGTTGGGCTACTGGCCAATACTTCCAACATATTCTCCTGGATATGTTTTAAAGTCAGGCGCTAATGCTGTAGAACAATTCCGTTCTGATATGATTCAAGCTTATCAATTTATACATCAATCTAAGAAAGAAGTTGTATGATGAAAGAAACAATATTTACCCATTCTCTTATATCTGATCTTGACGCTAAACAGTTTACTAAATTTGAAGAATTAGTTACCAAAGATGTCAAGGCTACTTCTACCTCAGAAGAGTTGGAAATATTAAAATCCAATTTAGAGCTTTGGCTTTATTCTTTATCTTCGATTAGAAGAAACGTTGAATACCATTTATCTTCAAGAGCTGCTGCTCGCAAAGCTAAAGTAAACGAAATGGTTCAAAACCAAGAGCCTAAAGAAGCTATAAACGCTTTCAAGAACACTGAAGCTGAGTGGCGCGTTAATGCAATAAAGTTTCTTTCAACCATAGAGAAGAAAACTCTTTATGTAAAAATGATCGTCAAAGAGCAGAAACAATTAGAGAGAATAGAATACATCTAAGATGCAAGCCATTATCCATTGCCCAGAAATTCTTCATTCTGTTGAATCTACTTTGGATGAACAAAGTTCTTTTGGTCTTGTAGAAAACTTCTATCATGTCTTTCCATTATTTTATCATTATTCATCAGATGAATATGGACTTAAAGAAACCCTTGATATAGCAACAACTTTTTCCGCTCTTCACGCTAGGGTCAAGGTCCAAGTTAACGGCTTTGATCAAACCATAAATTCTTCTATACCATTAGATATCTTAAGATACAAAATGTTAGAAGATGGTTCTTATCATAGCGTGAGTCGCTCAAAAAGTTTCTACAAACCAGGTTACATAGTAGAAGGTGCCTTGTGGTCGAATGGTTTTTATCATTTAACCAGAGAAGAAGATTCTACTCAAATATTAGATTTACACTTCTATATTGACCAGTACACTAAAACGATGCATAGGTACATATGACAATCAAATCTTATTTTTTTCGCGACAGTTCTTTTATTATAAATGTTTCTTGGGATGAAAATTCTGATTCTTTATATATAAAATTTAACTCTGGAACTACTTGGGTTTATTATGATGTTACCCAGGAAACATACAACCGTTTGATTAAATCTGTTTCTGTTGGTGAATATTTTAATAAAAACATAAGAAATAAATATTCATCTCAAAGAATTAATTATCCAATTGAAAATGGTAATATCGATGTCCAAAAAAAAGAACAAGAAGCATCGCAGTAACAAGAACTATAGTTATTACGAAAACATGTGGAAGCCAGCTAATTCAACTGATATAAATAAAATAGCTGTTCAAGTTTTTGGTTCACTTTATTATACACAAGAATACCAAAATGATGATATAATAAATGCATGACAACTATAGTTGGTTTACAGGGCGATAACTTTGCTGTTGTCTATGTTGATTCTCGTATATCTTCAAGTGATTCCGGTGGATATATTTCCCAGATTTCAACCCTAAAAGAGGGGTGCGGTAAAGTTGCAGTTAATGGCAAATACCTTTTGGGTGCCGCAGGTGATGTTAGGGCCATCAATATTCTTCACCATGTATTCCAACCACCAACTCCACCAATAAATATGCGAGGCAAAAAGCTAGATCAGTTCTTTACTGCTAAGTTTATTCCCGCATTAAGAGAATGCTTTGAACAGCAAGGTTATGCAATACCTGATATTAAAGAAGACAAGGAACATATAGCGGAACAGGCTTCTACAATACTTGTAGTTATACATGGAATAATTTATGTCGTTGATGGAGATTACTCCTGGACCTCTGATTCTTCTGGTATGTACGCTCTTGGTTCTGGTTCATCTTATGCTTTAGGAGCATTACAGGCTTTAGCTACTAATAGAAAACTTACTATACCTCAAGCTAAAAAATTAGCTTTAAAAGCTTTGTCTACGGCGGCAAAGTTCGATCCATACACAGGTCCACCTTTTCATTATCATATACAGGAACAAGGTAAATAGTTAGTTTTTGACTTTTTGTTGCTTACCTATATATAATATCCAAAGTTCAGAGTTTGGCAATTAGAAGTGAGGGAGCATAAAATGCCTAAAGAAAGTTTAGTTTGCGAGCAATGCCAGTCATCATGGCGAAGAGAACAATCAAGAGGACGTAAGCCTCGCTTATGCCCTAACTGTCTATCTGCCCCTCAGACAGCTTCTAAGGCCTCTAGAATCGTCATAGAAGACCAGTCCCTACGAAAGCCTACCATCAAGGTTTTGGACACAAGTATTAAGACACCTGTCAAATACAAAGGTAAGAACTCCTGGTTCTGTCCGCATTGCAAATCAACCTTCCAAACATTTGTTGGCCTAATGGAAGAACCCATGCACTGGTGCAAGAACAATGCCAGAAATTACATCCCTTTCGTCCTTAGTCGGCAGGACGCGCAAGCATAATTAATATATTATATTTTCACTACTCTTTTCATCTCACAAAGGACACTCCGTGCAAACTATGATTAATAAAGATAACTTTAAAAAAATTATTTCTAAAGTTACAGACTTAAAATTTCTTATATCTTTATTCCAAGAAATATTATTTTTATTATTCAAATTGGTTTACGGAAACAAACCTTTGTTCACTGTATAAAATAATATGGAACAGAACAACGAGGAAATCGTGAAACTTAAAGAAACACTCTCAGAACTTCAAGCGAAGTACGAGGGAATGAAAATGCAAAAGTCAGCAGAAACCTTCTTAAGAAATAAAGATTCTGAACTGATGGACGACATGATGGAACTTATAGATCAGTTTGCTACAGGCAACGTAGATCTCAAATTCTACCAAAGAACCCGAAGAGCATACTCAAGAACAGTCAAGGAAAGATAAAGACTCATGACAGTCCCGGGACAACGCAACAACCCCTGTGCCTGCTCTGGACCCATCCCCCAAAAACCATTCTGCGGTGACCGCGGAGTAGAAGACGACGATTAAATTAAATCGTTTAACAATGTTTTTTGTTAACTCAAAAAAATGTTTTTTTAATAGTGCCTCAGATTGCGGATTTGTGTTATTATATATATATGAAAATCAAACATTTAGGTAGCGGGATTGTTTTATTTGAAGACCTACTGGATCAAGCTACCTTAGATGCTATTGATTTAAATTTAATTTATTCTCAATCATCTGAAGTCCTTATTGAAAAAGAGAATGGTAGAAATTTTTTACATAACGGTCACGAAATACCTAATGAAGCAGATCTTATAAACATACCCACTAGGTTCATGGAAAAGATTGAGACTATACCATATTTCCAAACTTTAAACGATGCTGCTTATTTGGCACTCGTTGAGTATTGTAAACTTTTCCCTGTTGCTGTTGAGTGTATAACCAATTATGCTGGCGCACATTTTATTAGATATACTAAGGGTTGCAAAATGGGCCCGCACTCAGATGGCTCATTGCCATATGAAGATGAAACTGTAACCCCAAAATCATTTGCGACTTTAGGCAACACGATTACCGCGTCAGTTATGTTGAACGATGCATTCACGGGTGGAAGCGTTTACTTCCCTGCCTGGGATATAGAAGTAACACCAAAGCCTGGTTCAGCCTTAATGTATCCATCAAATTACATTGGGGCGCATGAAGTAAAAGAAGTTACCTCTGGAATTAGATGGGCATACCTTGGATTTTTTTGTCACGGAGATAGGTCGTTAACAACTAATGAGCCATTTGAACATCATGTTGTAAGATACGCATGGGCAGAAAAGTTAAAAACAGAAATAAATGAACATTTTTTTAACAATCTAAATGCCACACAAAAAAAAATAATTTAAATACAAAAATGTTTGCGTAGCAGCATTGTTATGCTATACTGTATATACGAAGTCAGATGCTCTCCGAGGGTGAGGCCAGCTTTTGTTGGTCTCACCCTTTGGGTTACGAGGTAAAATTATGACATACAGAGGAACAAGCACTCAAGAAAGATTTGTAACAGAACTCTTGAAAGAAAAAAAGAACGGTCACTACGTCGAACTCGGCGGGTTCCATTCTACACAGGGATCAAACACATATTATCTAGAACAAGATTATGATTGGTCCGGCGTTACATTCGAAATAAACGATGAAAAAAAAGCAGAAATTAACGCCAACAGAAAAAATCCATGCTTTGGTGACGCTCTTAATTTTGATTATATCAAACATTTTGAAGAAAATAATTTCCCAAAACAAATAGATTACCTACAGGTTGACATAGACGCTGGTTATGATCCATCGTGTAGACCATTTGGTAATGCCTACACCACTTTACATGGTTTAATTTCTTTACCCCTTACCCAATATAGATTTACTGTAATTACGTTTGAGCATGACGCTAACATGTATTTTAGAAATGCAGCTATGCGCGACGCTCAAAGAGAAATTTTAGATTCCCTTGGATACTCTCTTGTTGTTAGAGAAATCCATGAAGACTGGTGGGTTGACCCAACAGTTATCCCGATAAATGAGTTTAGAGACTTCTTAAGGTGGGAGACTTTGTAAATGTTTTTGCCAACAATCATATCTGAAAATATTATTTCTAAAGATGATTGTGAATTAATATCAGCTGTTTTGAAAAATAAAAAATTTGACCATATCCCGCAGAATTACGGTTTGCCAGACGACCCTAACGAAGATGCAATGAGAATACGTACGTTAAGTATAGATTCTCAGTTTGAACAATATTCTTTAATTTCTAAATTAGAAAATTCTTTAGTTTCTTTTATAGAAAAATTTTATGGAGTAAAAGTTTTAAACGTTGCCGGACAGTGTATAGTCAGATATCTAAATGGGCAGTTTATAAATATCCATAAAGATTGGGAGCCTAATGATCCTTACGTTTTGGAGCACAAAAAGTCTCAAGTTCATTTAAGTTCAGTAACCTATATCAATGGAGATTTCTCTGGTGGAGAAATTGTATTAAAAGAAGATTATATAATGGGTGATGATTTGGTTACTTTAAAACCTAATGCCGGGGCAACTGTATTCTTTAGCGGCGATAAATACCATGTTACGAAACCTATCAATTCTGGGATAAAGTATTCTTATACTAATTTTTATACATTAGACATAAAGTAATGTGGTAAAATAGTATCATGGGTGATATAACTTGTACTGAATTACATCCTTATATTTGCGTATATAACAACGTATTATCTGATACCGATAGCATCTATCAGGTGATTAAACAGTCTGAGGAACTTTCAGAGAAAAAGACTACTTATTTGAATTGGTCTAACTGGCATATTTTTGGGACTTACTCATACTGCAGTCCAGAATTAGACATACCTCTTTTTGAAGAAGACGAAACCCTAACCAAAGAACGAAACGTGCTCAAAGAAATAAGGGATTGTAGAAAAAACGTTTTAGATCTTTACTGTAAAAAATACAACGTACAATTACCAGAAAATTCTTTTATTGAAAACATAATGACTGCGTTAAAATACTTCCCGGATATAGATTCAGCTCAAGGCCATGGTCCTCCAAGTAATAAAACTATGGAATACCATACAGACTTTAGTGTCAAAGACGCTGAAAGACCTGGAGAAAATTTTTTAATAACGTGCAACATTTACTTTAATGACGATTACGAAGGTGGAGAAGTAATATTTTCTATAGGTCAAAAGCTAATTTCTTATAAACCAAAAGCTGGTGACATCATAATCTTTCCATCTGGTTCTCCATTATTCCCCGGCGATGAGCCATACTTCCATGCTGTTGGAATTGTAAAAAATGGAAATAAATTCTTTTCAAGAAATTTTATAAAATACATAAACCCAGGGACTGCTGAATGGCTAGAGAATCAAAAGCTTTATGGCGTTGACGAGTGGGATAGATTAGAAAAAGATAGATCAGATAAAGCTAACCCGTCTTTAAATTGCATGTACATTGGTTTAGACGGAAATCAGGTGTATAATCCTATCTTAGAAAAGTATTTTTGGAGAAAAAAATAACATGTTTTTAAATTTAGAGTATGAAGAAATTTTTCCATATGTTTGTGTGTACAAAAATTTAATAAAAAAACCAGAAGATATTCATAATGTATTGAAAACTTCTCTTCGACTATCAGAAGAAAACCCTGATAAAAATTTTGGTCTTTTCCCAAAATGGACAGATTGGTTTGTATTTGGGAAATATGTTTCTATACTTGGTGATGAATTATTAAAGCCAGAATCAGAAGAAGATCTACTCGATCCTCACAACCTTCACAAAAAAGAGACGATGGTTGCACAGCAAATAAAGACAGCAAGAATCGCAGCTATCAGCCACTACATAGCAAAATATAATGTTCCTCAGTTGGAGGAATCTCAAATCCAACAAGCCATAAATATAGGTATGTACTACAAAAACGTTTTGACCGACTCCCAGCATTACAATGAATTAACGATGCAATACCACACCGACTTTAGGCTCGATCAGGTAGAGCAAGAATGCTACAATATGCTTTTAACGTGCAACTTTTACTTTAACGATGATTACGAGGGTGGAGAAATAACATTCTACGCGTATGGAAAAAAGTTTGACTACAAGCCAGAAGCTGGAGATATTATAGTTTTTCCATCTGGATCACCATTATTTCCTGGCAAAGAACCATACTTTCATGGTGTTAATGAAATAACAAGCGGAAATAAATTTATAGCGAGAAACTATCTCATGTATAAACAGGAAGCAAGTGATAACTGGCTGAAGAATGAGGCTCTATATGGCAAAGAAAAGTGGGCAAACATGGAGAAGTCTAGAATGGAAAATGAAAATATTCCACCGAATATGCTTCTCGTCTATGACGATGGCATAGTCTATAATAAAATCATCGACCAATTTTATTGGGGGGGATAATGGGGATGTTTGATTACTTAGATATAAATTACGATTTACCTTTGCCTGAAAATGCTACAAGCGAACATGTAGTTTTTATTAAAAATGCAATCGCTGCGGACAATTTTCAGACTAAAGATTTTGAATGCATGCTAGATGTTTACTACCTTGATAGAGAAGGGTTCGTGTATCTAAAAAATGGCGATAAATATGAAGAACATTATGTACATCAACATGTTAGGTGCTATACTTATATAGCCATACCTTCCGAAGATTGTAGATATTGGTTAGAGTATGATCTTAAGTTTACAGATGGGAAACTTAAAGAAGCTAATGTTATTAGTTGGGAAAAAATGGTGGCGTTTAAACCAATAGAATTAGATAAGGAATAATAGTATTATGGGATATACAGATATATACCAACAAATATATAGCGCATTAAAAAGTGATTCCGTGGAAGGGGACCAGCTAAATGTGTTTGCACGAAAGATCACAGATTCTATTTGGGAACTTCAACTCAGCCTTGATTATGGAAGTCGTTTCCAAAATACTTTAGAAAAAGTAAATAAGATTATAAATGATCGGTTTCATTGAACGATCAAGACTCAGCGAATATTTAAACTCTGAGTGGATGATAGATTAGATTTGCGGTTGTAGCTTAAAGATAGAGCAAGTATGTTTCCGACCTACTTTGTGAGGGTTTGAATCCCTTCAACCGCTCCTTTAGAATGGATGTATATGAAAGAAATTTTAATTTCATTAAAAGAAAAAAATTTGAATAAAGTTGATTACAAAAAAGAATACCAAAGAACATGGCTGCAAATTCGTAGAACTCAATGGATAAAAGAAAATGGCCCGTGCAAGGTTTGTGGTTCTTGGAGTGATTTACAGGTAGACCACATAGACCCAAGCGAAAAAGATATTAGAATAGCTACAATTTGGAGTCGAAAAAAAGAAGTAAGAGAAAAAGAATTGGCTAAGTGCCAAGTCCTATGTAAAACACATCATATTGAGAAAACCTCAAAAGAAAATAGTTTACTTGGACACGGTAGCCCAGAAAGATATAAGGATAAAAATTGCAAGTGCGCCTCATGTGCAGCGGCAAAGAAAAAAGCTTCTTTTAAATCTTAGTTTTTCTCTCAGATTATTACTATAGCCAAATGTCAATAATCTAGGAGGTGTACCATGGCCGGCAAAAAACCAGCTAAAGTTAATTCGTCAGGAAGCGTAAAACAAGCTGAACAGATTGGTAAGATAATTAAATATATTGGTGCCGCTAAGGGCGTCTTTCATATCTGCCCCACCTGCAATAGTAAAGTTAACAGAGGCCTTGTGTATGAGCACGGCAATATAACTTATTGCACTAGAAATTGCATACCAAAAGCTTAAGTGCTACTATAGCAGTATGCAAAATTATTGGCTTTCTGACGTTAACTATCAAAAATCGTTAGTTAAAAATATTAACGAGATGAAACATAAGCCCATGCAGGGCACAGTAGCCCCAGCTGAGAGAGAATTCGCTGATTCTTTATTGGCAATCGTAAAAAAATATGGTAAGCTTTCAAATAACGACGGTAACGGCATTTGGGTTGGATACGTTCCTGAAGCAGAAAATGAGAATTACGAGATTGGGGTACGTTGCGAGAATTGTATTCTTCATGAATCAGCATCTGTTTGTAAAATTGTTAAACAAAGAATCCAACCTGGAGGGTACTGCAGATTAGCCGCTATACCAGATGGAGTTGTGGGATCATCTAAGGACGATGATGATGACGATGATTCAGATGAAGAATAGGTTTACAAATAAACAATGAAAGTTTGGATTGACCAAGACCTATGTACTGGAGATGGACTATGCGCAGAGATAGCACCAGATGTATTCCACATGATGCCAGATGGTCTTGCGTATGTAAAAGAAGGGGACAAGATTTATGCGGCCGCTGTGGGGAACCCAGAAGGCGCAGCTGGAATGGCATATTTCGCAGACGATAGGCTTGCAGATGTAATTGAAGCAGCCGAAGAATGCCCTGGTGAGTGCATTTTTATAGAACCATAAAGGAATATAGTATGAATCAAGAAAATTTTTATGACTCTGAAAAACCAGAAGAATATGTCTATGATCCTGAACTTATTGACTATGATTTATTCTTTAAAGATTTGTGGAAAAAAGAAGACGACTTTTTAAAGTCTGTGGGCGTCCAGCCAACTAGCTAGTAACTGGTGTATCTCGTATAGGCAATTACTATAATCCCAGCAAACAGGAGGGATTATATGGAACAAATTAAAAATATTATAATGCGCATTGTTGCGACTTTCGCAGCTTCGGGCTTAGGCGTAATTGGTGCTGGCACAATAGCCGGTGTGCCACTCTGGAAAGCCATTTTCATGGCAGGTATTGCTGGCGTAGCAACTGTAGTAGAAGGTTTATCTAGGGCGTTTCTTGATGACGGTAAATTATCTGTTGCAGAAATAAATGAAGTCTTTAATGGAGTAGACAAAAAAGTTAAAAAAGCAGCAGATGCCAAATGAAGAAAGTGCTTTTAGCATTTGGAATACTTATTTTATCTGCATGTGGCTACAATGGAAATTACAGATACTCTTGTCAGGACCCAGAAAACTGGGAAGCAGAAGAGTGCAATCCGCCATTATGCAGAGTAGATGGAAACTGCACAGAAACTTTACTTGGATTCAATCCAAACGAAACAACAACAACACAGGAGATAGTCGCCCCATGAAAAAACGTTTAACACCAGCAGAACTTGATGCTCGACTTAAGTTTGTGGTTGGTTGCGTTATGGCAACCGTTTTAACCCTTACAACTATTGGAGTTATTTACGCTCTTGTATTTGTTACACAGCCAATTGGTGCTCAAGCAGAAAATGACAAAATGTTTTTTAGTGTTTTGTCCAGCATTGCGACATTTATTACTGGAACACTAGCTGGATTAATGATTTCAACTGGTGGCAATAAAGAAGATAAAAACGGTAACGGGATCCCAGACGACGAAGAGTAGTATGAATATTTCACCAGAAATGAATGCGTGGAATACGTGTTCATTAGAAGATTTATGGATTTTTGATAAATTAATTGTTGCCAAAAAAGCTGGTCACTTATGCGGGCCACGTGGGATACCCGTACCAAAACCTGGTGAATATTTTGTAAAGCCAGTTATTAACATTGAAGGTATGGGAGAGAGAGCCCGAGTAGAGTATCTTGAACAAGATACATGCCATCTGCACCCTGGAGAATTTTGGTGCGAAATATTTACCGGCGAACACATCAGTGTTGATTATAAAAAATACGAACCAATATTATCTGTCGTTGGGACTAAACACAGTAAACATCCATACAAAAGATTTACTTACTGGGAAAAAACAGAACAAACATACCCTCTTCCACACTTTTTAGGTCTCGTTCCTCTTAGGTATGAAAAAATTAATTGTGAGTTTATTGGTGGAAAATTAATTGAGATACACCTACGTGGCAATAGCGATTTTTCACATAAGAATACATCAATGATTCCAGTATGGAAAGATGAACACCCAGAAAACTTTGATGTTAACTTTCATTACACCCACCTGATCAGAGATGGATACCGCTTTATTAGCGACAACGGCCAAGAGTTAGAACGCCTAGGAATTTGGGTTCGTTAGTTGGGTATTATTACGGTTAAGCGTACTGCTTACCTTTCCACTGCTTCACTTTCCAAAAAACAGTAGTGGTATATCTTTCCCCAGAAGTTACAGTCTTAACACCGTGTGCATAATTTGCGCCACCTGGGAAATACACTAGCGTTCCAGCCTTAGGCTTAAAAGATATATCGTATTGGCTAAAGAAAAATTCTCCACCCTCGTAATCATCAGCGTAATACAAAACATTGCTTAAGTCTCGCCAAGATTCACACACCTTGTCAGCGTGCTCGTTTAGATGATCGCCAGGTAGGTATCTCGCCACTTGGTTAAATACTCCAGGCTCCACTTCGCAATCAAACTTTTCCTCTAAAAGAACTTGAACTTTTTGTCTATAAAAATCCATCAGCTCAACCAACTCTTTATCTTCGTTAAACTTTAATATAGATAAAGGAAATTCTACTGGATTAGGGTTTTCGGCAAACCCTGTTTTTTTAATAAAATCATTAACTATTTTTAAGTGTTCTTCAGAGATAAAATTTTCAACTATATAAATATTCTTTACATCTTCAGGGTCTATCAATACATCTTCAGAACCTTCGTAAAAATATCCGCTGTTATTTTTTATGTACATTTTAATACCAAACTGGCTTTGAGCCTTGTGTTATAATTTTTTTGATCTTTGAACCCGGGGCTGCATTTATTGAATAGGTGGTGCATCTGTTGTCCCAAACTATTATATCACCAGTACTCCAAGTAGTCGAAAAAACATTTTGCTCATCCTGAAAAAACTCAAGCAAGTAAGCTAAATATTTTTGCCAAACATCATTGTCTTTACCTATAGTAGAAGGGCCGCTATAAAAAACTGATTCCCTATTTGTCTCTGGATGGATGCGCAATGCCGGGTGCTTATATTCTTGTTGAGACTGTCTTTGATGTAAGTCTCTTGGGTTTTTAATATTCCAACCAGTAATATTGTGTTTAGTTATAAATTCAACAATTTTTGGATCCAACAAATTTCTTACTTTTTCTAAATCAACCCAACTAATTAAATTAGATTCCCCTACAGATTCAACAATCTCCATCATACATATATCTGCTACCTTAATGTCCCAGCACAGATCATTTTGCCATCTTGCGTAATAGCCATATTCTCCAGGGCCAGCATTTTGTAGCGGGGCAAAGAAAGAGTAGTCGTAATCCTCGTCAACCAAAATTGAAGATTCACCTGGAGCAAATGCTTCAATAAGGCTTTCTGTATCTTCAGGACAAAAATCTTTGAATACCAACACTTTATGGTCTAAAAGTAGACAGGGATCGTCAATTATTCCATTTTCAATTATTTTACCAAAATTAGACATACGACAATTATAGCATTTTATATTTTAAAAATCTTATACAATTAAAAAATTGTTGTTAACCAACTAAATTGTAGATGTCCAATAACATATTCTCAATTTCTTGATGAGTAAACAGTTCTCTATTTTGTCTTGTTACCTCTGATAATAGTGACTCAACTGATGCCTTAACGCTAGCTAGCTTTGCGTCGTCTTTATTTAAAAGTAATCTACTCATATTTAGTCCTCATCATTTTGTAGCATTTGGTGCGTGTAATGCACAGCCAAAGCAACACCAGTAGCTATCATAGCTATCTTTCTTGTGTCGCCTGACAGTGTAATAAATACTACCACGCTACCTGCTAATGTAAACGATAGTCCAGCTGTTTCTTTAGCGAACTTCTTAATGAAGCCCCATAAGTTGAACTTTCTTTCCATTGTACCCTCCTCGTATTTAAATATACTATTTCTTGTGAATTTTCCGTTTTCGTCTTCTTCTGGGCCGGAAAATTCACAAGAAATAGTA